TCATAATAAAATATGTATGTAAAATGTATGTAAAATATATTTAAAATAAATAATATACAATTTGTGTATATTATTTATATAATGAAAAATGAATTGTTGTTAAAAGCATTAGAAGATGAAGAAAATGAATCATTGTTAGATTTTACTCCACAAAAAATTAGACAACAAATATTGGATATTTTGAACGATATTTGCGAAAACAAAAAAGAGAGAAAAGAATATTTTGAAAAACTCAAAGATTATAGATATATTGAAAATATAAACGATCTAAAATACGGTAGTTATTTAAGATGGATACCTATAAAAGATGTAGATTCTATTTGTTTAAAAAAAGGCGGTCATTATTGTCATGCAAATATAACAAATTCTGGAAACACAATAATATGCAAAAATGTCTTTAATACTTTTATTAATTTTAAAATGGAAGAATGTATTGTTTTCCAAAAATTATCAGAACAAGAGAAAGTATTATTAAATGTTATGTCGCAATTAACCTATGATAATTTTAGTGAGAGTTAAATAGCCGCCCGCCCGCCAGCCCCACGAAATACAATTTGCCTAGATAATGGTCTTAATTTTTACGATTACTTTTTTGGTATTTACACCATTTATCTAGACAAATGTAGTTTTAACGACGATTACGCCGACGGCGGGTTTTGCATCCACATTTATTCATAAAAAAACCTAAAATACCGTATTTTTTAGACGAATATCCCCTCTTTTTACTTGCCCTCTTTTTACTTGCACGTTTAACGCGACGGCTCTTTCCACCACTCATTCTATTAAAATTAACACCTTTTAAAAGTTCAGACGATTTTTCTGAATCATACGAAAAATTCGTTTGCCACATTATATATTTAATTTAGATTATTTATTTTCTCTTTTGTAAAACTAATATATTTTTTTTTGTTTTATTCTTAGATTTATTACAAGTCCATTTCCCCCTTTTTAAACCTTTTCGATTTATTACTGAACGTGTACAAATACCAATTGCTACACTAGGAAGTTTTGTTTTCTCAAGAGCTTTGATACATTTACAAAACTTATTAGATATAACTCTTGTCGCCTTTTTTTTTATATTCTTCATTGTCTTTTTTAGAGGTAATGATAATTTATAAAAATTTAGTATATTAACATAATCATTCTTTCTCATATAATTATACAATATTTATAAATCAACCAAAATTTGTTTTATTATTTTTACACGTAATTAATTTATATTTATATTTATATATGATAAATAATTTATGTTCTACCTACAGAAATGAAACCAATACACGAATATACGAGAGAAACATACCACCTAGCACATTACAACCTTATTTAGATGTACGCCCAGCATCAACTAAATATTCATTACTTCCTATTGTAGAACCACGTAAATCCATACAAACACCTTTTAATATATTACCTACGTACAGCACATTAAATCAATTTAATCCTGGAAATAAACCATCCCCTTGGTCGGGATACTCTTATAACATAACAATTGAATCTGAACTAAGAAATCAATATTTTGCTAACCAAAAATGTAGCCAGGCAGTATATGTACCAAATAGTAATAGCGATTTATATATAAACAATATAAATCATACAAATCATAAAAATACAAATGAAGAACCATTTCCGTATTTATTTCAACAAGATAATTTTAATAATTTTAACCCAAACCCGGAAAATATAGCACAACAACTTTTTTTAAATGATACGCGTATTGAAACACGTAGTTATCTCGATAAAAACGTCTGTCTATCTAAATAAAACTTGTAAATAATAAAAATAATAAAATAATAAAAATAATTTATTTGTAAAATATATTATGTCCAATCTATCATTAATAAACGAAATAAATATCAGATATCTTGTTAATAATTCTCTCTTTAATAAAAAACAAAATCCTGATTTTCATGAAGATGTTCGTTTTTATCAAAAAAGAATATTGAATTTAACACAAGATTTGATTACAGAATATGAAAACAATAACAAAAAATCAGAATTAATTTTAGACGAAACTAAAGAAATTTTACCATTTGATGTTATGTATACATATGAACAATACATAAAATCATGTATTCACCACTTTAAAACAAAAGACAATAATGATATTTTACAAGAAAATTACAAGGAATACGATGATGAATTTTGTGAAAAAAATACAATAAAAGATACAATAAAAGATAATTTAGGATTATATGAACCCAACAATTTATTGATGCGTTCTTTTTCTCTCTCTAAAAAAAATCTAAATTCATTTGTTTTAAAGAAAAAAATATTTCCAGAAAATGAAATAATTTTACCACAAAATAAAAATGTAGATTTAAAAGATCCGTTATTAAAAACAAAAGGGATTGACATACAAAAAAATTGTGAAAATAAATATATTGATAATATAAATGACAATGAAAATGAAGACAAAAAAGACAAACAAAATGAAGACAAAAAAGAGAATGATAATGAAGACAAAAAAGACAATGAAAATGAAGACAAAAGAGACAACAAAAAGGGTAAAAACAAAAAAAAGATTACAAAAAAAAGGGTTGTTATTATCGAATAAATTAAACATATACGATAATCTAAATTGCAGTCCAACACATAACAATAAAAGTTATACTTGTTTATGCGATGAATCTCTTTACAAACTTAAAAATTTGTGGAATGAGAGACATCCAGATTCAAAAATAAATTCAGATCAACCTAAAGAAATATGGAAATCAATTAAAAGTCATTTGAAAAATATATGTCATAAAGAAACTTGTTGGTTAAAACAACAATTCGTAAATGGAGAATTAAACAAAGAACTTGAAAATGCATACGCACCAATTAGTCCCAAAGAATGGATCACAAATCCAAATGAATGGCTATCAAGTGTAGATATCATAAAAGTAATGAAACAATACGAAGAAGCTTATCCTTGTTTTGATTTTATAGGACCAAGTCCTATAGATTATGACACAAAAATGATATACGGAAATTATGTATGGCCTGAACTTGCAAATTTTAATTTAAATCAACAATTAAAAGATGGTAAAACAAAGATCGGTGTTATTTTTAACACGGATCCACATACAAAAGATGGTTCTCATTGGGTTTCACTATTTATAAATATTAAAAAAAAAATAATATTCTTTTATGATAGTGTTGGTAATAATATACCATCTAGAATAAAAAAATTTGTAGATAATGTAATACAACAAGGAGAGAGAATGAACCCGCCTATTCATTTTGTTTTTGATCAAAACAATAAAATCGAACATCAAAAAGGCGACGGACAGTGCGGAATTTATAGTATTTTTTTTATAATTCATATGCTACAAGATAAAATTACACCTAAATACTTAAAGACACATATTTTAACTGATAAATATATGCAAAATTTAAGAAAAATATATTTCAATCAACATTCTTAAATATGTATTTATAACCCATCAAATATACGATTATTTTGTAAAAATATACAATATTATATACAATATTATATACAATATTGTATACAATATTATTATTTAAAAATTTTATTTTATGTTATAAACATATGAATTCTTTTTTGTTAGAAACAAACGTTCAAATGATATGGGACGTATTAATGAACAGCGAAATTATTAAATCTAATATTGAAAAAATAAATTTTGATAAAATAGAAGAATTCTTTAAAAAATACATCTTTGAGTTTTATGAAAGAGAGAAAAACTATGATAACGATTTACTTAGTCTAAACAAAAAATTCATAACAAACATAATAACCGTTTTGAATACTAATATAAATTCTCAACCATCACAAATAATTAAACCTTTACATAAAAATCAACCTAACAAAAATTTTACGAGAGAATATTATGTTGAAAACAGAATGAACGAAACAGAAAAAGAATTTATAAACAAAAAAAAAGATTTATTGAATTATACATCTAAACCTATTCCAGAAAAACCATCATTTTTAAACACACAAAAAGAAAACACAATAGAAAAAGATGAAATGAATTTATTAATTAAAAAAACTCTTGAAGAGAGAGAAAACTACGAAAAAAAAATAGATTTTATTGTAGACAAAAAAGAATCATTTAACAATATATCTCATTTTCAAGAAAAAAAATATATTAAAATAAGTTCAGATGAACTTAAAGAAATATCAATGGAAATACAAGAATTGGATAATACAACATTTGATATTAATGAATTTGTTTCAAAAACAAATGAAAGATTTTCTAGAATAGAAGAGAGAATTGACGAAATTATAAATATAATCAAAGAAACAAAAACATAAATAAAGAAGTTTAATTATAAAAAAATTGAAATAAATATATTAATCAAGTTAAAATTAAACTTAAAATAAATATCAACAATATATAAAATGAAGTTTACATTATTCTGCAATCTAATACTAATTGGAAAAACATTGTATATTCAAAAATACTCTCAGTTTTTACGTATTTACAATTTACGTGTTTCCACAACTCATATTATACCGTTTATATATTGTTTAAAAAATATAAACAATATAAAGAAATTAAATTACATAAATAATTTAAAAAATATTAAATCTAAAAAACACATACAAACATTGTGGAAAACTAAAACAGAAAACGATTCAAATTATTTATTAGAAAATTATTACAAAAATGAAACGATTAAAACACCTATAAAAAATAATTCAGTTAATACAGATGAATGTTTAGTATCTTGGGATGACGGCGAAGTCGAATGGGACCATCAATTTTTGAATACAATTGAAAGATACACATTATCTTATATAGAACATCCAAATGCTAAACTACTTTATGATAAATACTTTGATGGTTTATATTCAAAAAATAAAACATCACATAAAATAAAATCTAATACTAATAGTACTACTAATAGTACTAATTTTAGTAATCCTTTAATTAATAAACAAACATAAGTAAACCCTAAAATAAACCAAATCAACCAATAATACTTTTAAATACCTTTTCTCCATTGTCTTTAATCTCTACTGTTCCAATTAATCTTGGCTCTACGTTTGGATTTTCTAAAGCATTTTGATAACTTTCTAAATCGTATATATTGTACATATTTTTTGACATTTTTCTTGAGACATAACTTACTCCCAAAATATTCACCGGTTTTCCCCTCCATTCTATTTTTTCTTTATTCACCTTCATAATCATATCATTTGGTTGTTTTTCTATATTTGGTTCATAAGAAAATTTACTGTTTTTGGGTTCTCCAAAACTCAAACACTGCAACCCCTCATTTGAATTTTTAGAATAAATAGCACAATCAATCGAAGACTCTTTAATACTTTTTATAATTTGCATATTTGTCTCCTCTTTAATTGAAGAAATTTCATACAATGCTTGATCACTTGAAAAAGGAATATGTGGAGTTCGTTTACTCAAGTCATTTACTCTCAAAGAAATTGAGAGATCTATTTGTTTTTTAGTAAATACCATTAAATAAATAAAAACTTCTACAGTTTGTAATTCAATAGGCAAATCTTTATGGCTACATATTCTTCTTGCTCTACCAATAACTTGTTCTATACGAACAGGATGCCAATATGGTTCCATAATATGTACAAATCGCGTGTTTCGTAAATTAATACCTTCAGATCCAGAAGATGTAATCATAAGAACTTTTATGATTTCACCTAAATTATTATTTTCACTTCTTTTTTGTAATTCATTTAATATTGATACTGGTATATTTAACCAGTTTCCATTATAAATATTTCGAATAATTTCTTTTTCCTCTTCTAATTCGGTTCCAGTATACAATGCAAACATTGGTTTGCCCCATTCCTCATCCTGTATATCTAATTCCCAAGATCCAAGAGGAGATTTTTTTATTTTAAAACGAGAGAAACCATTTTCTTCCAAAACAATCATAAAAATACCAATACCCTCTAGGGTTCTAAATTGACTATAAACTAAATGTAAACCAATATTTTGTGGATCTTGTATATTATCTAATACACTAAGATATTTAGGGCTGTATATTTCAAGCATTTCCTTGGACAAATAAACCGACGATTTTTGTTTAAGACTATACAAAGTCTCTTTTAATCTATTTTCATAATTAGCATCTCCAATCTTATTTAATATATAATCACCCTCGATTTCTCCTTCTTCTTCATTCGTTAAATCTTGTTCTTTTTCTTCTTTTTTTGCGTCTTTAATTATGTTTTCATATGATTTTTCAGGAAGAGGACGTTCAATATCTTCTGGCATAACAAAATTACAAAAAAGTCTAGAAAAAATACGATATGTTCCCGATGGTTCTTTATACAAATCATCATTGACTGTTTTCTTCTTTTTTGAACTTTTCTCTAATTCACGCTCTTTTTGTCTTGCTTTTTCATAAATATCAAATTGGTAATCACTCATTGGTATATTTAAAACATGATAATACAATGGTGTTTTTTCATATCTGGGTAATAATTCCTCTTTTGCACTTCTAAAATAAGAAGTCAAACCTACAATACGTCGTTTAAAAAGATTTTCATTTATAAAATGTTTTGTACTCGGGTCTATGAATTTATTAGAAAAAATGTCCAAATCATCAGGTAATGCCTTATAATTATAAACTTTAATGCCTGTTGGAAAAATATCTATTTGATTCGTCTTTAATATTTTAATAATTTTCTTTTCAAAATAATCATCGTCTATATAATCCATCTCTATTTCTTTTTCACCTGTAATCTCATTTCTTTTTTCATTACTTACACCTTGATAACCTGAATTTTCTTTTATTTTATTTTTAAATCCAAAAGGGTTTCTTGTTATGTAAAGAATATTACTAGATGGTGAGTAATCGATATAATCCACTAATTTCTCTCTTAAAAACATGGTTTGTAGTGTTTCTTTGTTTATTTTATTTTTAGTTTTTATTTCCAATGGAATTTCCCAAGTCTTTATGTAGCCTCTGAGAATATTAAATAAAATGGCGATTTCATTTGGATAATTAATAATCGGTGTTCCTGTTAAAAGTACGATTCTACAATTTTGTGCTCGTAATAAAAATTCATATAAAATCATAGATAAAGACTTATAAACATGTTCTTTCTCTCCTCGTTTATTTGTTGGAATATCTTTTTCAGATTTAATTTTGTTTACAATTCTACTAATAAAATTATGTGCTTCATCTATAATTACTACAGCATTATCAAAAATATTTTTTTCAAAGTTTGATGTCATTTCTGCTAATTTTTTTCTTCGCAAACCATTATAATTTATAAAAGAATATTTATTTTTTATCATTTCATTGATTTGTTCATTCAAAATAAATTGTTCATTGGATGATAAAGAATCATAATTACTTTCCTTTCTTATATCGACTAACCAAACACCATTTTTATTTTCTATATAAGATGCTGGTAAATTCAAAAAATAGGATAATGATTTTGTTGTGTATTCAGGATATTTATTTAATGGAATCCATTCCCAATACTGATTTTTTTTGTATAATAAATCACCACCTTTTTTTAATTCCTCTATATAATTTCTTTTTAGAGATGCAGGAAGCATAACAATAATTTTTTTACTGTTTTTCATTCCTTCTGCAATGGCAATCGAAGACAATGTTTTTCCTGATCCAAGACCGTGATATAAAAGTAATCCGCGATAAGGTGTATACAAATTCATGTAATCTCGAATGACTTTTTGGTGCGTTAAAAGCATAAGATTGTCATTTTCACTACTTAGTAAATTATCACAATTAATATCATTAGATGCGTTTTGTATTTCTTGTCGATATGGCTCAAAAAGCGAATTAATGAAATTGATGAATATTTCTCTGTTATTCATGTAATAACTAGAAACTTTTATATTAAGCAATGGTGATTTGTTAGGTAATCTATCTATTAATTCTTTACTTTCTCTCCAATCGTGTGGTGAAGATAATATTACAACTCCTTTAGGGAGTTTTTTCTTATCATTTTTGTGAATTTGTTTCGGTTGTTTTTCGATATTTTTATTTTCAATATTTTTATTATTTTCTAATGCAGCGATGGCTTCTTTTTCAATTTCTTCGTCTTTCTCCTCCTCTTCGCGGCGCTCCTCCTCTTCCTCATCATCTTCATCAATTATAATTATTTTTTTTGTAATTTTTTTTATATTTTTTGGATAAGGAGTTGCAAATTTAGGCATCCGAGGGGCGGGTTCTTTAGGAATATTGGAAATCTCTTTTACAATAAAATTATTCCGTAAACGAAGTTTTTGTTTTAAATTTTCCCTATTAAAAGATAAACCTAGTTCACTATTTCTCTCATCAATTATTTTATGAGTTAAAGGTACATCCATTGGAGGATTGTTTATTGGTTGTTGTGGGGTAATAGTTGTAGAGTTAGATATTAACTCGTTAATCGACAAATTTCTCTCTTTAGGAAAAACAACTTCCACTATTTTATGCGATTGTAAACCAGGCTTTACTTTTAATTTATTTTTTAATGTTTCTAAATAACTCATTATATATACAACCAGAAAAGGATTTAACATTAAATAACTTTCAAAAATTTCAAAAAAAAATATAACAACAATTTATCTAATTATTCGAATCTAAATATTGTAAAGCTAAATAACAAGCTTGTTGTTCTGCTTTTCTTTTTATCTTATGTTGACCCTCGCCCATGAAAATAAAAAGCTTTTCGTTTTTTTGTAAATAATCTTTTACATTTTCCATATTTTTAAATTGTAAAATAGATATCGCATCATTTATTTTTACATTATGTATATGCTGTCCAAGACATAAATAAACACCCATCTTATAACCCAAATCAGAATCATGTTCTATTTCTAAATAATAAGGCGTAACCTTGAAATCTTTTTGTATCCTAACTTGCAAAATATTTTTATAATTATCATCGTTTTGGATTAAAGATATCCAATCTATATGTTTTTCAAAAACATTCTCCACAAATTTTTGAGCCATCTGAAACCCCGGACCAGCTACAAATACATCACGAAACCACCCATCTTCATCTTTCACATTTATTTTATTGAAATCCAAAAATAAAGCACCTAAAAAACTCTCAAACAAACATCCCAATTTTTTTAAATTCGTTCTTATCTTTTTTTCTTCAGCGTGTTTCGATAAAATTAACCATTTGTTTAAATTCATTTCTAATGCTATTTTACCTATAGCTTCGTTCTTAACAATAGCTATTTTTTTTTCAGTCATAAACCCTTCGTTTTCTTTAGGAAAACGTCTA